TGGAACCTTGCTCCTTGGTCCTGGCTTGTAGACTGGATGTTTGACGTTGGACCGGTGTTACATAACCTGTCCGCGTTCCAGTCTGACGGCCTAGTCTTGCGTTACGGCTACGTCATGGAACAAAATTCTAGACGTTGGACGCGTAGGTCCGATTCTCAGTACCGTCATATTAACGGCGGCGCTGGGTTCGGCGTTTTCGCAACCGACACTTTCCTCGGTACGAGGAAGTGTAGACGTAAAGCAACACCTTTCGGATTCGGACTGTCCACTGATGCCTTTACTACGCACCAGTGGTCAATCCTAGCAGCTCTCGGAATGACCCGGGCGCCGCGAAGCCTGTGAAAAACAGGTATCACAGCAATTCCCTGCTGTTCCCGTGACGCTTACAAAGCGTCGCGAACGGCCCCTGGATAGTCCAGGGTGGGCCGTCACACGGTCACAACAGTGGCCATAACCTGAAGGAGCAACGCCTCTTATGTTTTCCGATCCTCAGACTGTCACGGTTTCTGGAGTCGCAAAGACTCTGAACCGGACGGGCTCCACCGAAAACGGTGGTAAGTTCGCAACGGCAGATCGATCGCGCCAGCTCTCGGTGGTTCACACCTACGGCAAGCGCACTCGTCACACCGTCAGTCTGAAGACTGACACCCTCGTCGCCAACCCACTTGTGGCTGGTCAGAACATCAACCAGTCCATGACTGTCTACCTCACGGTGGACTTTCCTGCGGGTTACGACGCCGCCACGGCCAAGGCCGAGGTGGATGGGTTCCTGAGTAACCTCACGGCTACTTCAGGTGCTAACCTCACCAAGCTTATCGGTGGGGAGAGCTGATCTAACGACCAGCTCTAGCATCAGTTAACGGGAAGCTAGAGGCAAGGATCGACCTACCGCCCTGAAAGGACGGAAGCCGTGAAAAGCCCCATGCTGCTCTGGAAGGAACTGGCCCAAGAACTGGGCCAGTGGTGTCGCGTTTGCACCACTCGTGACGTTCAAACTGTCACGAGACGAGTCGAAGAGGAAGGGTTGTCATTTCTGACGATAACCCTGCCTACGTTCGCCGTTGACTTCGAAAGAGGTCTGGCGGACGGACGGGTCGCTCCTACTTCGTTCCCGGGTTTCCGGAAGCGAGGTGGTCTCCCCCTATTACTAGGAGGTTTCCTTGAGCAAGTCTTCGACCGTAAAACTGGAGTCCTGCTTGACAATGTTTCCACTGACGCAGTCTACGCAGTACGGCAGCTTACGCGGCTGTACTCGAAGATTTTCCTACCGTGCTCTGACGAGCGCGAGAGAAAGGCGTTTGATGGTTACGTTCAAGTCGAATCAGAACTCAAGGCAGCCGAAAGCGAATGGACTCTGGAAGATCTCCAGGCGTTTTCTCGTATTAGTCGGCTACTTTTTGGTAGGGTTCTGTCTAGCGCAGATTTACTCTGCGCCACAGGCGAGCTTGTGCCAAGACACGGGAAGGGAACAACGGCTGAGAAGCTACTGGGAAACCAGAAGTTCTACTCTACCGAGTGGACCCAACGGTTGGAATCTGCCGGCTTTTATGCCGACTCATACATGATTCCTAACCACAGGTACGTTCAGTACCTGTCCGAGCTTGAGTTCCTGGATCCTGGATCGGAGCGACCCTCAAGGGTTATCTCCGTTCCTAAGACGCTCAAGACGCCGCGAATCATCGCGGCCGAGCCTGTCTGCATGCAGTACACACAGCAGGCAATCGCCAAGCCTCTCGTAGAACTGCTCGAGAATGATTGCATCTCGAAGTGGTTCGTCGGTTTTACCGACCAAGAACCTAACCAGGTTCTCGCACGGGTGGGCTCGGTCGATGGCGGTCTCGCAACACTCGATCTGAGTGAGGCGTCTGACCGTGTCTCGAATCGGCTTGTGAAAACTCTGCTTCACGGCTATACGAACCTTTCAGATATGGTTCAGGCCAGTCGCAGCTTACGAGCCGATGTTCCTCGCCATGGGGTAATCCCCCTCGCGAAGTTCGCGTCTATGGGATCAGCGCTGACGTTTCCGGTTGAGGCTATGGTATTCTGTACTGTGGCCTTTCTGGGGATTGAAAGATGCTTGGATTCCAAGTTGACCGAAAAGGGGATAAAATCCCTGATTGGTCAGGTGCGCGTGTACGGTGACGACATAGTCGTCCCTGCACAATACGCGGTCTCAGTGTCGAGTGCACTAGAAGCTTTTGGCTTCAAGGTAAACTCGCGCAAGTCTTTCTGGACTGGGAAGTTCAGGGAGAGTTGCGGCAAGGACTACTACGCAGGCCATGACGTTTCAATCGTCAAGGTCCGACGGGTGGCACCTGCAACACTGGGCGACGTAGCGGAGATTGTGAGCGCGGTTTCTTTAAGGAACCAGCTCTACCATCGTGGTTTTGTCTCCACGGTGGCTGCTCTCGATCATTATCTTGGGAAGCTGCTAAAACACTTCCCGAAGGTGAACGAGAACTCTCCACTGTTGGGCAGGCACAGTGACGACGTGACAGTCGACAAGATGTGCCCTCGCACTCATAAGCCTCTGGCTCGTGGGTACGTAGTGAAGGACCGTCTCCCGATTAACTCGGTTGATGGCCCGCAAGCCCTCCTCAAGATCTTCTTGAAAAACTTCGAGAAGGACGATTTGCCAGTCGTCGGCTTTGACCATCTTGAACGCTCGGGGCGTCCGTCAGGCGTCGCACTAAAACTGACGATGGCTGACCCATACGAACGGGTCAGTGGCCGCGAGGCCAAGTGGTGAGGAAGTACCTCACTTGCGCGTAAGCGCAGGGAGGTGCACAAGGAAGAGGGTTAACCC